GGCGCAAGGTCATCAATTAAAGCGCCTATACCATTAAGCGCTCCGCCTATTGCCGGAAGAACATTTTTACCGAACGTTTTCGCCGAATCTATCATATTTGTGATACATTGGTCGAAGTTGTCTCCTCCTATAACAAAAGCCGTAAGAAGATTGCCCCAAGCCGCTTTCATCGAAGCGGCAGAGCCTTGTATTGTTGTAGCCGCCTCTTGCGCTGTAGTTCCGGTAATACCGAGCTTACCCTGAATTACGTCAATAGCCGAAAACACATCGGCTAAATTATTTATGTCATACTTAACGCCGGAAAATTTTTGTGCGTCTTTTAGCAAGCGCTCCATTTCAGTTTTTGTACCGCCGTAGCCGAGCTTCAGGTTGTCAAGCATAGTATAATTCTGTTTAGCAAAGCCCTGATACGCATCTTGTATAGCTTCCATTGGAGTACCCATTTTATTGGCGTTATCTGCCATAGCTATAATTGCTTTATCGGCCGCTTCGCCCGCGGCTTTAATTCCTTCCGGTGTTTGGTCGAAGCTTTGTTTAAGGGACGCAGAAAATGAAGTTACCGTTTCCATATAGTCGTTCGCTGATAGTCCTGCCGTTTTATAGGCGTTGCTTGCATTTTGCAGAACGCTGTTTTGCGAAGTGATAAGTCCGTCATATTCGCCTCTTATAGAATCGACAGTTTTACCGACTGACGCCGCGTAATCTTCTATCCCAAGTCCGCCAGCACCAAATAGAGTTTCAACGCCGCCTTTAAGCTGCTCATAATCTCCGTATGCTTTTACGGATAGCCCTGTCAGTGTGGCAACTCCTCCTGCAGCAAGACCAACGCCTTTTGCCGCAAAACTCGCCGCTTTCTTGATTCCCGAGCCCAAAGCGTCGGAAACGGATTTTATACCGGACTTAAGCTTATCAAAGCTGACATTCGCCGCCTCTTTAAGTTTGACCGCAAATGCGGAAGCCCCGGCTTTTACTTTATCGAACGATATTTTCTTTACTTCTTTAAGCTTATTTGTAAATGACGACGCTTTACCTTCGCCACTTTTCAAAGCGTCAGCGGTTTTATTAACGTCGCTTGCGACTTTGCTTACTCCGTTGCTCGCGCTGCTCGCCGATTTTTTAAGGTCTTTATACGGGTCACCGACTCCGCCGCCGGCAAGCTTTTTGATATTACTCATATCGTTTGCGAGCTTATCCAAGGCGTCAGCGTTATTTACCTGAACGTCAACCTCAATAGAATTTTGACTTATACTATCCATTTCCTCACCGCCCTTTCTTAGACTTGCTCTCGATTTGCTTGATAGCCTTATCAAGCGCGATATTTGCCTCTAAGACCTCTTGTGGGGTCATGTGATTAAATACATAGTCATGTGTAAAGTTGCCAATATCGCTGAATACGAGTCTCCAGTATGCCCAATTATTTGTTACCCTTTTCTTTAGCGCCGCTTTGCTCTTCCGGCTCCCGAAAGTTGCCCTGCATAACCTCACGACCAAAGTCAAGAACATTGTTTAATTTTTCCGCATTCTCAAAGGAATCAATGTCAACTCGCGGAGCTACGATAACGTTTTCAAGAATATACTTCGCCATTTTCAAAGAAGAAGTATTGCTTGAACCGTCTATATAGCTGTTGTCAACGGCTTCAAGCGCTGCTGAAAGTCCGTTAAACTGTGCTGTATATTCAACGCCATCAATTATCTTTTTTACTGTCTTAAATTTTTCCATTTCAAAAGTCCTCCTAATATAATTTCAAGGCGGCTATCATCTGCCGCCCTTATACGCTTACGCTGTATATGAATAATCAAATACCTTAAATGTAAATTCACCGTCAGCATGCTCCATGCCGTTCTCTGACGCTGGATAGTTTTCAAGAGCCGCCTGCGTACCGCCGAATACTTCGCCTGTATTACTGTTTCGGCACCAAAGCGGAAACTTCTCTCTTCTCTTAGCCAAGCCGAGCAAATACGCATACTGCGGACTTGTCTTCTGTACGGTAATTGTTACCGTGCCGAGGTCATTGTTTGTAACGCTGACAACGCAGTCGCCCTGTACGCCGTATGATGTAGAGAAAAACGCTTCGTCTTTTTCACCTGACGCACCGTCTTCACCGAGGCCGGTAATATTTACATTGTTTACTGTGACAATTAAATCTTTACTGTCAAATGTAGTAATATTCGCCATCTCTTCTTCCTCCTATTAAATTGAAATTTCGCCGTTTACAACAACAGTATGAATCGCTCCGGCAAGCTCAAAGCTGAATTTACCGCCGACATATTTACGCTCAACTCTGTCAGTGCTGCTTTGGTCTTCGCGCAACGCGTAATCTGTACTGTATAAGTAGCTTCCTGATTCCGTATCATACGCAACCATTCCCATATTTGCCGCCTCTTTAAGAACAGTCAAGCAAACATTTTCAAGCATTGCAATACCCGCGTTATCGTACGGCACCTTAGGCATTGTATTAAGCAGCTTTTGCGTACGATAAATAATCTGACTGATTATCCAATCTTTGCAATCGATTATATCGATATATTCGCCGCTCATTGCTTTGCCTTCCGAGGTTACATTATCCCCGGCTTTTGTTACAAAGGTAAGTCCGTTTGCGCCATGAATTTCCCTTAAGTCCGCTTCGCTAAATACCATAGGCTCAATGCCCGTCAGAATTAAATTCTTATAGGTAAAGCCGCCCGGATTTAAACCTGACGCCTCACCCACAAGAGCTGCTGCCGCCAAAGGGTTAGAGTGGACAAAACCGACAACTCTATCATTAGTCCCTAACTTTGCAAGTCCCGCCGCATCAGGTACCACAACAAAAATCATTTTATCGTCAGTCGCATTTATATAATCTATTACAGAAGACAGCGCCGCCGTTTCTGCGCCAACTATAACCAATCTGCGCCAGCCCTTATCAGCATTCGCCGTAAGAGTTTCTACAGCCGCGTCTGCGGATTCCGCCCCCACAATAGCAATGCTTGAAGGTTTATCAGTCTGCGAAAACATAAGAGACGCCGCCTTATATGTATCAGTAGTGTCTTTATACCCTGCGTCAACAACGTCTGCAATCTCAAAACACTCTTTATATTCCACAGCTTTTCCTATTGTTAAGATAAGCGGAATACCAAAGCCCAACTTACCGGCGGGCTTTCTAATGTCTATTTTTACTGTAACATCATTAGCCATTTTTCTTTTCCTTCTTTCCTTCGATTTTTTGTCCTTCCGCTTTCAATGCGGCAATCTCTTTTTTGAGCGCTACATTTTCGGCTTCCAGTGTTTTGCATTTAGAGCATAATTCCATATACTCTTTATGCGTTATTTTTACAACAACATCATTCGTCATTTATATTTCCTCCGTCTTTTATATACTGCCCGTCAATTTCTGCGCTTTCAATTACATCATCTTCTGAGTATTCTTGCGTATTCATAATACCGAGCTGAACATCAAAGCCTTGCCGGTGTTCGTAGTCCACTGTAATCAAGGTATCGCGCGGCGTAACCTCGCCAACTTTTTCGATTACAATTCCATTGTCTTTGAGCCATATCACACCGCTTTTAGAGAAAAAATCATGAGCCAAAAGCGCCAGCTTTGCGCAGGTGATATATTTTTCTGCGTTTACAGTTATGCTCCAAACTTGGCGCGCGGGTATTCTATCAATGCCGTTTCCTATACGCTGCCACGTTCCTTCTGAATTTTTAAGCAAAGACTGAATTGTATAACTACAAAACGGAAGCTTTGGCAATGTTCGGGGCGTATTACTGCGAATCACAGGAACGCCCAAAGTATCTTTTAAACCGCAAACTATCGTTTGCCGTATTTTATCAACATCAATCATCTTTGCAGCCTCCTAAATACGCTTACCCATTTTAAGTGATACCTGTATACACCTGTAAACTCTGCGTCGTCAGCTCCGGTAGAATCCTCAACCGTATAAACATTATCTTTAAATATTATTTCTGCGCCGAGCATAGCATTGTCAATAGGTGTAAGCATATACAGTATTTTATCTTTTTCCGTATATACACCGTCCTGCTGATATAGCTTAACGTCGCGCACCGATAAAATTGCGCCGGTCATTGAGATAACCGCATTTTCGGACGCCACCCATTCGCCTAAATCATCGTAAGTACCTTCTGCTTTCAGCTCACAAGTGAATGGTCTGCTATACTTACGAATCAACCGCGAAAAATTAAAATACTGCATACTATTTCACCTCATAATTTATTGCGCCTATCATATTACCGCTATCTACAAGCGGATTTGAACTTCCTTTACGCTCTACGGTAAAGCCACTGTTCGCAGGGCTTGATAAATTAGTCGCATATTCTTTTATTGCAGTTGTAACCTCGCGCCCAAGCGCGTCTAAAAACGCAGTAGCTGACAGTTTGCCGTTTATAACTGCGGGTATTAGTTTAGAGTAGTTTTTTATTATTTTTTTACCCTCCGCGTCCATGCCCGCACGAAAAAACGAACGCTCTGGAATAACTATCTGCGTTGTTGACGCCTTGAGCGGGTGACCTTGCCCTTTAAACCAATTACGCATTTTATCCGTAACGGTTATGGCAAGACCCCATTCGTGTATTGCCGCAATCTGCGCTTCTTTTGAGCCAGCCGGAATACCGACGTTAACCTTACGCCCGTTTAGAGCTTTAAGCTCAGCAAACGCTTTATTCAAGCTCTTTACGTCTGATGTAACTTTTACCTTTATTCCCATGGTGCCTCCGCTGGTACAGCCGTCATTGCGCCCGTCATATATTCGCCAAGCAGCTCGCTTGCGTACTCCCAGAGAAGCAAACCGTTTCTATCCGGTCCAGCAAAGGACTGAGATAGTCCCTGTATACTTTCCGAAGTGACACCCGGGTTATTATTCATCAGCTCAAAATATTTCAAAATAAAAAGCCTTACATTTGACGGAAGGCTCTCAGGAAGATTATTCAAATCATACTTTAGGCTTGTGTTGTTATTTATCCAACCCAAAGCGCATTCGGCGTACATGCACGCCACATCATCAGCCGGCATAATCGGAATTTGCAGCTGGGTAAGAGTTTCAACCGTCATTTATAAAGACCTCCTATTTCTTTTTCTTTGTTACAGGCTGTTTAGGCTCCTGCGTATTTTCCTGTATGCGTTCTGACTCATTCTTTGGCACCTTATTGACCTTCAATCTACGGCGCATATTATGGAATGTTAAACTCACTTTAAAGCCCCCAATCAGCCAATTTTGTGTCTCAGACACGCAACCGCTATTTTCTTATCGTTCGTGGCAAGTTTCCAGTTCTCGGCTTTTCCGAGGTCTGCAAGGGACGGATATTTTTCATCGCCCGCAAGTTTAGCTTCTGTATTCCAGCTAAAGCCCCTCGGGTGAATAACCTGCGCCCAGCGGTTAATAAGATAATCTTCCGCGGCAAGCTTATCGCGGTCTGTCTCTGTCGTAGTCAAACCGTCGGGAGTGCCCGTTTCACGGATAAAGCAGCCGCCGCCAAGGAAATATGTGTCATACACTCCGTCAGTAACAGGCATGCCGTCGTCAACCTTGATATTGTAGCCGAGGTATCTCTCCATTTCTACAGAGCTCTGCGACGGGTCAAATATCGGATTGCGCGTAATCATACCGTTTTTTTGTAAGTACGTATATACTGCCGAGTGCATAAATACCATGCCAAGACGGTCGTAATTATCGCCGAGCGCCTGCTTAGTGTCAAGCGTTGCGCCATCAGAAATATTTGCCGCTGCGCCGCTTCCTGCTGAAATATCGTTAATGTGTGCCTTAAGTGCGCCCGAAGTCGGGTCAAGAATCGCCTTAAGAATAGCAAGGTAAATCTTCTGTTCGTGGATATTTCTCCAATCCGCAATAAGATTCGCGATTGCTGCCATAGGGTCCGCTCCGCCCAGTACCTTTGCAAGGTCTGTCGCACCCCAAGCTTTCTGCCAAATCTGCAAGGTTGCGGACCATGACTTTGTTGTAATGCCAGTCGCGTCAAGAGGGGTTTCGCCGAATACGGACGGGTCGCCCTCCAATTCATTCCAAGCGGGGATTTCAATAAATCTGCCGCCCTTAGGTGTTCCGTTGATAAGCTGCGCTACCGTTCCGTCTGCTGTAGCTATACCGCTGTTCACCATTAAGGATTTCTGAACAGTTCTGTCTTCAACATAGCTTGCAAACTTTTCAGGTACAACTATCATGTCTGAAAGTCTTGTAATTGCCATTATTTTTCTTCCTCCTTGAAAATATTTTTAATTTCATTGAATACTTTTTCGATTTTAGGAAATTGAATAGCAAACCAATCTACAATTTGCTCGCATTCCCAAACGCACGAATTAGACAAACCGCTTTCCTCAAAGAACGCATGAATTATCTCATGCCTTAATACTTGAGTCTGATAAGCTTTCAAATCTTTTTTAGCTGTAACATCTTCAGCGCAATCTTTAAGGTCAAATACAACAATATCTTTAACAGTCGAATCGGTATACCCGTCCATTGATTCAAGTTTTTTATCTTCAATCATTGAACTGATAAATATTGTATATGGCGTGCCTAAAACATCAATTTTAGTTATTTCTTTCATTCTAATTTACCCCGGCTTCCATCTTTAACTGTTCGGCAAGCTCAGGGTTTTCCTGCAAGAGTCTCATTTGCTCTGTCAGATTATAGGTGTCCTTACTGAAAGGATTGTTTTGCGTACCACCGCTTTTACCCTTACTGGGAACGCGTCCGGTAGATTTAAAGGCTTTATCTACTTCGACAGCTACCAAAGAATCAACAAGCTTTTTAAGCGCTGAAACATTTTCGGAAATAGCGTCCTCGTCTTCGCCCATAACCAAGTCTACAATTTGTATCGCCGTTTCGTCCCCACTGTCGAGCCCGCTTTTCTTAATCTGCTTAAGTGCGAACATTCGATTTTCAGCCGCTTTAACCGCCGCCTCTCTTTCAGCTAAGGCCGTTTCCTTTTCCCGGCGCTCTTCTTCCGCGATTTCTTCTGCTGACAGCTTAGTCTTTTTAAGCTTTTCCAGTTTTTCGCGAAGAGCTTTATTTTCATTACCGAGCTTATTTGTAGCGCGGTCTACCGCTTTTTCAATAAGCTTATCAATATCGTCCTGCTCCGGCTGAGGCTCGGGGTCCGGGTCAGGATTTAGCTCTAAGCCTAATATCCGTACCATTTCGTCAAACTGCTCCTGCGTCAGCTTGCCCTCTTCAAGCTGTTTCTTTAATTCTTCAAGTGTCATTTTAAATAAAACCTCCTTGAGTTCCTACCGTCTATCCCACATTCTGAGTTATAGTGGCAAGCCCACTTATAATATATTTTTTGAGTTGCAATATTCCGTCCCACGCAAGCGAGTTACGAATTATTACCCCACATTGACGCGCTCTTGCCGAGTTGCACGACAACTAAAAACTGTAGAGCGCACGAAAAAAGCACTCTGCATTTGCAAAGTGCTTCATATATTTAATTGCTTATATATCGGACTCATATATTTTTTATCCTCATAGTCATATGTGCCTAAATATTTAGTACCACATGACAATTTTATCATGTATCGGAGTGTGTAATATTTCTTTTAAATTTGAGAGCAGATATTTTTTAGCGTGATGTACATGAGATTTACACCATTCAAATCCAGCAGGCAACGTATAACTGATAATATCCTGTGAGTTAATATCAACTTTAAGTTTTCCACTCTGGACACTATCCTCGGGAAATATTTCGCAACTGATAATATTATTATCAATCTCTATATTTTTTAATCTTACCATAAAACTCCATTGCCTCCTTATTATAGTTGTATTGTTTTGATGCCATAATATGCGCCTCGTCTTGAGTATATCCCTTACACATTAATTTTCGCTCTGTAATCTCATGCTTAATCATAGTTATATCATGTGCTTCTGGATTTCCATTTATTAAGCGTTTCCAACTTTCTGCCATCATAAAATCAGGCTCAAATCTTTTCGGTTCACCATCACCCAAATCATGCTTATCATAAAATATAAAGTTTTTAATATCCTGTATTTCCTTTTCGGAAAAGCCTGTAGTTTTTGCAATACGAGCTACATCAGTTTTCATATGACGAACACTTTCATAGTAAGCCACTGCATGAGTTTCTGCCTTTTTACCAAGAGGATTTCGCGCTCCGCTAATTGCTCCAGCTTTTATTATATCACTATTTTTATCCTCCGTAAACGGTTTTCCTTCAAAATTTTTACCGGTAAGTTGCACATATTCTTCTTCGCTAACCAGTTTATAGCGCACAAAGCAGCGGCAATTTATATCCTGTGAGGCGATTCCGCTCTGCCCGGGCGCGTCGGTCATATTTCCGTCCGACAATTCAAACTGTTCATCGGCAAGAACAGTCTGACCTTCCATTTGAATATGATTCGCGCCGTGACCCATTTTTGTTATAGTACCTTTTTTACTTTTACGAACTACATTCGGTCGAACTCTGTTATCTTTCATAGTACGCCATATTTTAGCCATACGCATATCCACGCCGGCTTCTTTAAGCTGCGCGTCAAAATCTCTTGCACCTTCATTTAAACCAGCTTCACGTACTCTATGAACTTCCGTACGAGCCACGCGAACAGCCTTCTTATAATCTCCATCAAGCACTTTTGAAATACGCTTTGACATTGTATCAACTGTTTCGCCATTTGTAATTCCGATATTGATAGCCTGCTTTAAATTGTATATAACACCTTTGCGATTCTTTTCAAGAACATCATTCAGCATTATTTTATCGATAATCGTATTATCTACGCCGGACTTTACCTGCATAGGCTGTACATAGCTTAACCCTTTAAGCGCTGAACTCACTTCGCCCGAAACACTTGATGCCGCAGCTTCAAGCATTCCGTTATAACTGAGATTATACACGGAGCTTATAAGCTGCGTCATTTCGCTTCTTATCTCTGGCGCGACCCGGTCAATATGCTGCTGCACTTCTTCAAGGAATCGCGCCTGTGCTTGTTTTTTAGCCAAAATATCGTATGTAAGCTTTCCGTCTTCCGCAAGGGTAGCGTATTCATAACCGATAAATTGTTTAAGTTCTTTCAAACACTGCTTATACGTGGCTCGGATTTTCTTTTCAGCGCCAAGCTCTCTATGCTCTGCGATACGCCGCACTTGCAGAAGTAATTTATCTAAAGTCATTGATTATTCCTCATCTTCCACAGCAGCGCCTTCTTCCGGCTCTTCAAAATCCTCTTTTATATTTTCTTCAAGAGACGGTATATCGGTCTTCTCGCGCTCTTTAAGCTGCATAAGGTAATCTATATCATCTACAAAGGACAGGGCTTCCGCAAAAGCTATTTCCTCCGGCACTCCGGCACTTATAAGCGTTTGCACCGTCTGCGCTTCCGTAAGCATAGCTATCGGGAAATTACGCGTAAATGACATGACGCACTGTAAAGGGTCAAATGCAATCTTACGCGCGTTAAAGCAAAACGCAAGCAGCTTAAACATATACACGCCTGCGCTCATCATCTTAGCTTGGAACATTCCGCATTTAGTTTCATGGCCCGTCAGTTTGAACTTTAAACTCTCACCGCTTGCCGTACCAAAAGTCTCGTCCGATAAATTCGGAGTTTTACTAAAGCGGTAAATATTGTTTTTAAGTCTTTCAAGATGATGTTCAGTAAAGCTATCATTTACATTATTCTGAAGCTTGTACACGTCCGCGTTACCTGTCGGGTCCATAATCTTTATTGCGCCCGTAATATTGGACTTTTGTATTTCCTCGTCGTTGACCTTAATATTTTTATAAACAGTCTTAGAATTAAC